GCCTGTCTTGGCCCCAGGCTCGATGTAGCCGAAGTCGTCGTTCGACAGGGCCGTGCGGTCCGCCGTACTCATGGAGGCCCTCACCTCGAGGTTGCTGAAGTCCTCCTCGCGTGGGGAACCTCCGCCTTCTGTGTCGCCGCCGGCTGAACCCTGTGTCTTCTTCTGGTAGCCGTCGTCGTCCTCATCGTCATCATCGTCGTCGTCCGGGTCGTCGATGCCCATGCGCTCGAGCATCTCGTCGACGGAGACGCCGGCCGCGTAGACGAGGTCGACGCCCTGGCGGATATTGGCGTCAACGTCAGTGAGGTCGACAGCCTGGAACAACTGGATGGCCCGGTCCAGGGCCGCATCCACTGCCTGAGCGAGTAGGGCGCCGTCTTGGACCTTGTGGCCGTCATCGGGGCCGACGATGTTGCCAGATGCTGCACGAATCGCGGGGTCGCCACCATCGCCCGTCGGGGCGAGAACATCGTCCGCTGGAGGGGACGAAAGCTCGATGTGCTCCCGGTAGTTCTCCGGGAGCGTCAGAGCGAGCATTTTGCGGAACTCCAGCTCCGAGATGTGCTTGCCCTCGCGCAGCTTGAGCAGTGTTTCGATGTCGGGCACTTCGACCTCCTCGATAGGGGTTCCGTCTTCCCGGAGGCCAGTCATGTGAGCGCCGGGGATGCTGCCGATTGAGACAGGACTGAATTCGTACATACGGGCTCGTGTGAAAGCCGTGATGCCGCGCTGCCCACCCCACGGCTTGACGGGTCCATTACGGAGGAAACCGAACGAGAAGTCCTTGAGGGTGCCGTCCTCAAGCTGGCTGAAGGCACGCATCGCCAGCGGGACAGGGCAGACTCCATCGACGGGGTCGAACTTGGAGAAGGCGCCGACGACCTCGTTGCCAGCGGCGGTACTCTGCGCGCTGGTGGCGATGCCGATTGGCTCGCGGAGATTGTGCATCCAGCACATCACCGGGAGATGCTCCTCGAAATCACGCGTGAACGTGTCGGGGAGGAACACCGTCTTGAACGTGTCGGGAGACTCGTGCGGGAAGATGACCTGCACCTCCCGTTTGCCGCTGTCGACGTCCTTCAGATGTCCGGTGCCGACAGCATCGCGGTATTCGAGCTTCATTTCAGCCTCCTGTTGTTGCAAGTGTGGCAGGTTGGGCCACCCGTGCGGGTGAATATGTGACATAACACGCGCAATTGATGGCGTGCTCAGGAGGGAGAACCGGGTCTCCCGGGTACTGGGGGTGATGGCCTCCGGTCATGTGGAATGGTTCATGAATCGGGAGGGTTACGCCATCAAGGCGCTTGTGCGAGGGACGCATCCGGCCGTCATGGCGAGTGTGCCAGGTGTGCTCCTCGGGACGTCGGTCGGTCGGCTGATTGATGGCGAACTGATGGGCAGCGCCGTTCATCGCCCCCACAACCTCAGTGCGCGCCGTGGTGGCTGCTCGCGAATCACGAGCGACATCAAAGACGTGATGGATAGCCTCGACGTGCTCGTCTGTAGAGGCCCCATTCGCCAGCCCTGCTGCCAGGGCATCGCCGATCTGCTCGTGGGTGGTCTTGGTCACGCGTTGCGCGAGTATCTGTGCCCTGGACCGGAGTTCGCTGTCGACTGCTGCCTGGGAGGCGTCGTCGATGTAGTCCGGGTTCAGAGCCAACTGCTCGATGACCTGCTGCTTGGCCAGAACCCCGATAGCCGCGTGGAGCGGCTCCAGAGTCTCGACCATCTTGGTCGTCCAGAATGGCGCGTCGAAGATGGCACCGGCATAGAACGCTGGAGTCATGTCGGCTCGCGCTGCCTGACGCCCGCGCTTGCCGGTAAGCCGCGCGATGGTTGCTTGTTCCTGCTGGTTGAACAGGGACTGTAGAGCGTGCTCCCAGTGCGGGAACATCGCCTGCTGATGGGCTATCGCAGCGTCGGGGGGTTTTCGCGCCTCTAAGGCGCGACTGCTAAAGGGTAGGTCGGACCTCGGTTCTCATCAGAGAATCCGGCCAGGTGAATGGGCGACAGGACCGGCTGCTCGCACTCGGTGCACATCGCCAGGTTGTGACCCTTGAAAGCGTGGGGACGAGGGGTGACCGGCTCGGTCACCTGGATCGTCACCGTCTTGGTCGGCGCCGCGCCGGTGGAGGGACCGCCGACGATCTGCTTGACGGTGCGGGGCCGCTCGGGTCCGGTGTGCGCTAGTTCGCGCAGCTCGAGACCGAGCAGAGTCCGACGCTCCGGGTCCTCCAATGCAAAGTCGACCAACTGGAGAGCCCGGCTGCTCTTCTTCGAGCCGTGCATCTCGGTTTCCCAGTCGCCATGAGCCGTGGCCGGGGTAGCGACGTAAGCGTCGATGGTTCCCCGACCAGCGTGACGATGGGCCAGTGTGCGGTGGTAGCCGTCGGCGATGCGCAGCTTGTCGTCGGCCGGCGAATTCACGAGCACCACGGGGTCCATGTGGATACCCGAGCGGATCTGCTTGGCCATCGAGGCCACCTTGACGTCGTCGCGCGCCCCACCGGGACGGCGCTCCATCTGGATGCTGTCGAGGGGGACCTTCTTACGTGTCCAGGCGGCGTCATGCACCCAGCTAAGGGTGCGACGGGGGTAGGAGCGAGCTAGGTAGCCGTGCACCTTGTCGGCAATGTCCGTTGACTTGTCCCAGTTGATGGCCCTGCGGCGCTCGGCTATTTGGCGAGCTCGGTATTCAAGCTGAGCCCATTCGGGAGAACGCGACGGAGCCGTAGAAGGTGGGTAGCCCTGAGTCGACGGGCCTTCGCCCTCTTCTCCGAGGGGAGCAGTCTCGATGGACTCCGCGGGGCTGACAAGGTCCGCTATGTCGAGCAGGTCCTGCACGTCCTTCGGGGTGAGGATGCCTGCATCGACCGCCTTGTCCGCCGCGAGAGGGGCAAAGATGGTCGGGCTCTGCAAGGCCACGACCTCGGAGACGTCAAACCAGCCCACCTCGTTACCCAGCCGGGGAGCTAGGTGGACGTTGATGAGGTCCTCCATTTCACCTATAAAGGAGGACATGGTTATAGTCCAGAAGTTTCTATATTCTGTGTTATGTTCCCAATATGTACCGAGGTAAGTGTGTCCGTCTGGCACCATAAGGCCCACGGTTGCGTCTATTCCTGCTGGCTCTATGGACTTGACCTTTTCCCACATAAGTCCTGGCCACAGGTTCTTAGCACGCCACGTCCGACGATTCTGTCTGCCCGGCATAGCAGCAACTTCCCGCGCCCGCTTAACAGCCTCGGCCTTAGCCGGAATCCCAATCATATCGCAAAAGCGGACAACCTCGTCGGGGTTCTGACAGATAAGGTGATAGGACTCAAAGATACGGTCTCCCATATAAGGGAGGCCGCCCTTGGAGTGTTGGTGGATGATCCGCGAGCCGATTCCGAACCGAAGGAGTAGCTCCTGAACGTCGCGAACCAGATCGTCAGAGATCGAGACCAGGGTGATCGCTGCTCGGGCGTAGGACGTACGGCCACCGTAAGTCGCGGGCTTTGAGACGCCAGCACAACCGTCGGCCGCATAAAGCGCCTGCAGGAACGCCACCTGCACTTCTTGCCGCGCAGCGAACACAGCTGGGGGGACGTGTTTGTCCCGCGCCTTGACGCCGAGCAGGCCGTTGTCCTCGAGCAGCTTGCGCACCACACCGCCGGAGACGCCCCACTGGTCGCAAGCTCCCTCGCGGGTCTTGTACTGCCGGACGCTGTCTCCGAGGGTCTCCACGGCCCTGGTGAAGGCCTCCACGTCAGGCCCCAAGGGGCTCGTGAGCGTGATAGCAGTCCCAGTGGAGCATCCGTCGCCGACTATGGCCCCGAGCACAGCAGCTTCCTCAACCGTCAGGGGTCCGTCGCCCTCATATGGGAGCTCGGTCGGCACCGCGACAAGGTCGCCGGGCTTGAGTTCGCCGATGGGCGTCCAGCCCTTGACTTCGACCCCAGCTTCGCCACGCGGCACCTTTGGCTCCTCGCCTACCGCAGGACGGCCGGGAGACCCACGCTTCACGTTCCTCACCGCGGTGTAGGTGGCGGCGTAGAGAGGATGCCTGTCGTTCGCCATGATCCGACGCCCGGACTCGGTTGTCACTGCATAGGTGGGCTCGACTTTGTTCCAATGGGCGTAGGCTTCGACCCTCTTGATTTGTTCGTATGGCGTCGTGGTAAGCACGTCGAAAGTCTTACCGACTAGGTCCTTAGCCTGGTATCTTTCACCATTAGCGAGCCGCACATATTCGTTAGCTTTCAAACAATCCGCGTTTGCGTAGGTCCTCTGGCTCGCGTTGCCTATTAGGCTTTCCGGCACCCCCAACGCCACAGTGACGTCGATCTTGGCTTGCTGCCACATCTGGAGCAGCTGAGCGTCGACCGGCCGGGTACCGATCTGCTGCACCTGCACCTGCGGAATGCGCTGGTCCTTGTCAGACAGCTCGGCCTCACCGAAGATGGTCTTGCCGGCATTGTCGACGCCAGTGAACTCGGTCAGGAACTGCTCCTGCCAGGCACGGCGCATCTCCGGCTCCTCGAAGGGCGGCGAGATGACCATGTGAGCGGCAGTCAGGCCATTCTTCAACAGGCCGTTCATGAACCGCTCGATGCCGACCTGCATCGAGATGGCGCTGCGGGCGGACTCGAGAGGTGACTCCGGCTGGCGCCAGTCACGCAAGGACGGACGCCATCCGTACATGACGTTCTCGTTCTGCAGCTCGATGATGCCGTAGGGAGTCTGGTACTGGAAGCTGTCCCACCACCTGTCGCCGCCCATGGAGGGGACTGGGGTGAGGCAGGGCGACACGAGAGGCCAGAGCCCAATGACACGGTTCTGCGTGTCGAGCTGCGTCTCCCAGCCCACCTTGCCGGTCACTATGTACTGACAGACGGTCCAGGCCCAGAGAGCGCGAGCGGTGGTGCGGGAATTCGGGCTGCCGGGGGGCGGTCCGAGCATGTACGCGAGGGGGCACTTCAGAGTAGACGTGTTCGGGTTCCGAGCACTCTTGCCAGCCATGAAGGGGAGGGCGGCCAGCGTCTCGGCAATGGTGCGCACGCAGCGCATCACCCACAGCGACTGGTAGTAAGCCTCAACAGAGGACGCCCCGTCCCAGTGGAGAGCGAGTGGTTGACCCGGAGAGGCAAAGGTGATGTTCGCTGTACCGGCGACTACCCCGTTCCTGGCATTGCGGCGCCCGAGAGGGATGTTGTCCACGATGTTGCCCGTGGGCCGCTGGCCCATCCCAGGCAACGTGCGCCCGGAAGTGGTGGTCTGCGGCATGGCACGCGTCGCGATGCGGTCGAGCACGCTCATAGCTTCGGCTCCGGTACCGGGAGCTTGTCCCAACAGGGCACGCACACGAACGACGGGCCTGTCGGAGGAGCTCCCTTAGCTCTGATCCGGCCCTCGCGTGTCAAGGTCTTACAGATGGCGCATTGCTTCGGGTGACCAGCACGCACGCGCCGATAGTGCTTTCGCTGGCGCGTGGAGACGGTAGTCACAGGTTCTGCTCACGCCGGAATATGGCGTTCTCGCGGGAGGCTCTCAGGGCAGCCGCGTTACGTTCGTCGAGGGTTGGAAGAGGCGCAGGTGAAGGGAACACCCTTCTGGCTGCTGTCTGTGCTGCCAATTGGGCCAACTCCCCTTCCGTCATCCGAGCCAACGTTGTCGGGAGCCGGCGGTGAGCAACTATGTAGCCGGTGAAGAACCCGGTCGAGGCACATACTACGCCTATTACGATGTAGAGGGTGACAATCACAGCCCGTGGTCCCTGGGGGTGTGGCTGCAGTCGCAGAGTTCGTCGGGATTGTCGCCCGGCGCAAGCTGGTAGTCCATGCAGGTGCAGTCCTGGACGTTCTCCTGTATCGGCGGCTTGTTGCGTCCGTGGGGTCGCCATTCCATGACAGCGTGAGTGCAGGGCATGTTCATGGTGTGGGGCGCTCGATTTCAATCCTGAGTCCGTCACCAGTAACGGCAATCACCTTGTTCGGGAGGCCGCTAGCGTCGCCCCAGCAGTCAAGTAGGTGATGTGCAGTCTCCGCGTTAGTTCCTGACGGCAAGTGAAGAATGATGACGTCATCGGGGCGGACTTCAGCAACCTGGATTCGCTCAATCTTCGGGAGTCTCATGAAGCAGAGCCTACGACTTGGTTCGCCCGACGTCCCACTTTGCCAGCGAAGGTCATGCGCGCGCGACGCACCTCCCAGAGACATGCCTGGATAACGGCATCAGCGGAGTCAGTCGAACGGTGGATTCGAGCCTTGATTTCCTCCTTGGATTCGACCTGAATCTTCCCTCCACGAGAGATTTTCCAGCGCACGGCCGTCAGGTCGCCTACCATCAAGTCGTCGTCAGGTAGAGCGAGCATTGCACCCGCGGCCGGGTCGAGAAGGTCACGGAGGTACCACCAGGCGGCGGCTCGACAATTCCTTGCGACCGTTGACTTAGACCGATAGGCCCCAGTTGAAGTTTCCATCGTGTAGACGTAGGAGCCGCCATGCCGGGACGCAGGAATGACATCAATGCTGACGACATCGTTAGTCGGTATCTGGCGGGCGAGTCCCTGCACTCGCTGAGCAAGCGTTACGGGGTCGACCGGGACGTGCCACGGCGAGTTTTGCGAGAACACAACATCGGTCCACGGAATCAGGCCGAGGCCGCGTTGCTCTTGCGTTCCCAAGTAGCCGACCCGGTCGGACTCGTTGACAACTACTTGGCCGGTGAGTCTGCCAAAGCCCTGGGCAGGCGACTCGGACTGGCCGAACGCGTCGTAACACGTACCCTGTGCCAGCAGGGTGTAGCCCTCAGAGCCAACACCGAAGCCAACCGGCTGCGATCCGAGCGGATGACCGAAGCCGAGCATCGCGCTCGAACGGCCATGTGGGCGGACGGCTGGAACACGCCAATCAGCGTGCCGTCCTTCGTCCCTAAGAACATTGTTGGTCTTCGTCGGGCTGCTCTCACTCGACAGATCACCTTGTCCAAGCAACTCCCAGACGAGTTGCGGGTCCGAGCTCTGTTGCCCCCGGCCTGGGGGGTAGAGCAACTGCCCGTTGACCGTTACAACCTCGACTTCGCCCACGGGACGGTCGCCGTGGAAGTTCACAGCGCCGCTTACCATCCGTTCTGGTTCAAACAACATGCGAGCCGCGCCGTAGACCTCGCTGAGCGTGGGTGGCACCTGGCCTATCTCTGGCTGACCAAAGGACATGCCCTGTCCGAACGAGGCGTCGCAGAGCTTGTCGCCCACGCTGAGCGCCTGGACAGGGACCCAGCCCCCGAGCGTCAGTACATTGTGATTCGGGGTTGCGGTGAAGTCATCTCCACCGGCCGTCTTGACCCGGTAGAGCGGACCATCGTGCCAGCTTCTCCAGATTCGCCGTAGCTGACCGATAGGAGCGACTCGAGCATCGCCTGTCAGGCAATTGAGAAAACGGTGCTCCCCGGTCCTGTCCGTACGGTCCGTCGCCTCCGAAGCATTGAACGGAATGGCCCTGCGACCATGCTCCTGCCGCACCATGTCAAAGACGCCGGCTCCGACCCCGATGGTGTCAACGACAGCGCGAGCACCCTGGTGAGCATGGAGAGCCGCGTTGACCCACCCGGCCGTGATGGTCGTGTCGTCCCAGTTGTGGTGCTCGAGTCGAGTGACAACGTGGCCTGCCTTGTAGGCAAGGACGGTTTCGTCGTCACCCTCTCGTGCAACGTCAACTCCGAGGTCCGTGTATTTCTCGATTGGTGACCCGTCGTCTACCCATTCCCGGTAGCGGTCCTGTGCCGCTTCGACCCACGCGAGCGGGATGACGCAGTTGCCCTCAGAACCCTTGAACTCACCGAGCACCCTGTTGTTGTAGAGCTGGCTCTGCGCCCCCCACTGCTTCTTGCGCTTCTCGGCCCAGTCCTCAGTGATGCGGCAAGCTGCGATGGCCTCCTTGAGGGTGATATGTCTGGTGCTCCAGTCCTCCAGACCAGGACGGTGCGCGTGAATATCGTAGAACCGTCCCTCGGGATCGCCAGGTGTGCTCTGGGCTAGGCCGAAGGCCTCGGGGAGTGTGCCGATCTTGTTGCTCGATCCAGCGAAAGCACCCTCGGCGGCGTCGAAGATGCGGGCGTCGATGGCTTTGGACTCGTCGAAGATATAGAGCAGGCAGACGGCGTGGGCGCCCTCGACGAGAGCAGGGTCCGAGGCAGCGACAGCGAAGGCCTCGCCGTTGTCGAGCTTGAGCGCAAGGTCGAGGAGCTGTGAACTGTTGAAAGGCTTGAGACCGAGGACCTCGAACTTGATGCGGCGCGCCCAAAGGTGAATCTCCGGCCAGAGGTACTTTTCGAGTTGGCGCCACGCGCCGGCGGTCGTCAGCACCTTCCAGTCGTAGCCAGCCAACTCTCGGGTGGTGGCGAACCACAAAGCCGCCATCGAGTTGGTTGTGGTCTTGCCTGTGCCGTGGCCACTGCGGACTGCGACCCTGCCGGTCTTGACAAGCTCGTCGAGCGTCCCCTCTTGGTAGGTGGTCAGGCCCTGGCCTTCGGGCCACGCAATGCATTCGCGTGCCCACAAAACGGGGTTGTACTCCCACCGCTTGATTCGAAGGCGATTGACCTCGCGGAGCCGCAGTTCGGTTTCAGCTAGACGGCGCTGCAGCTCCGCGGGGGCGTCGATCCGGGTCGGCAACTGCTGGCGAGGGGACACAAGGTCCAGGTTAGGGCCTCATGTCCCCTCGTGCAGCTATCCTGCCACTGCAGCTAGCTCACGGACTCCGGCATATCCAGCTTCGGCTTGAGCAACGCGGCTGCGGCACGGAACAGGTCGTCATTCGTCATACCCGCCACGGGGTCGACGGCGATGATTGCTTCCAGCTCCGGGGTCATCTCGGGGTCCCTCATCGACCACGACTCGCTGCCATCGCCCATCAAAGACCAGCCGGTGCAGACCTGGTGCTCAGCGTCCTCAAAGTGAAGTGCCAAGGCATAGCCGCGAGGGTGAAAGACAGTCACATTGATAAGCCACAGCAGACCGGTCGGACGTAGGTCCGCGAAAGGACGTGACTCTTGCTCAGCCATGCGTGGGAGCGAGGGGGTCGTGGCCCTCGAGCTCACCGAGGTACTTCTCGATGGCCTTGGTGACAATCTTGTTCATGCCGACCATCCGGTCCTCCGAGATGGCAGTGAGGCGCTCGTGCAGCTTGGTAGAGATGCGGAGGTTGATCGGCTTGGTGTCAGATGCCTCTGGCATTGCAGTCTCCTTTTCGGGTTGCTTTCGGTAGTGACAGTATAGCCGCTAGCCGATGATAAGATGCAGTCGTGTTCGGTGACCAGAAGGAACGACGTCGGCCAGTGGATGAGCAGATTGCCGAGTACCTCCGGGAGCTTTGCCGTCTGTTCTATCTGCCGTACCGAGCGCGCACAGCCAGCCTCCACCTATTCCTAGAAGGGAAACTCCTCATGCCAGCAACCTTGACCATCGACCAGACCGGAACCGCCGTCCTGCAGTTCCTCGACGACAAGGGTGACGTCACCACCGCTCCGCCGGACCCCACGTCGCCCGGCGCCCTAGCTGTCGTCGCCTTCGCCAGCGACAACACCGCGGTGGCAACCGTGGACCCAGCGGCCGGGACTGTTGCCCCCGTCACCATCGGCACGTTCAACCTGTCCGCCACGGTCCTCAACTCGGACGGCACGCCGGCACTCGAGCCTGACGGCATCACGCCGTTCACGCCAGCGCCGGTCGCCTGCCAGGTAACGCCGGGCGCAGCGGCCACCGACGCGCTGGAGGTCAGCGTCGCCTAAGGGACTCCCTCCTCGGGGAGAGCACACTGCCGGACCTTTCCTCACAGGGGTCCGGCAGTGTCGCGTCAGGGCTCGGTGACGAGGACCAGGCCGGAGACGCAGTCATGGGGCATCGGTGATCGCCAGTTCGCCTAGATGAGTCTGGCACCGGCCTTCGTAAAGCGTGAACCGATGCGTCAACTTGCGACGGGTACACCCGCACGGCAACGTCGTCGTGGCGAACGTGAACCACCAGTGAGGCTTGGCCATCTCGACGCGGTCAGTGAACGGCCAACGAAAACCGTCCTCATCGTGGCCACCGAAAAATACGAACCACAGTCGCTTCACGTCTCCTCCTTCGGTATCAGCGCCCGCACGACGACCGGCAGCGAGCCGAAAGCCGCGACGCCTGGTGGTTCCCAGGGCCAAACGCTTATGTGCGGTAGGGCATCTGAGAACGCCTCGCGTAGCGCGTTTTCCCACTCCAGGCCATCGGGCGCGTCGGCATACTTGTGGAGCATGAGCAGCTCTGACGGCGAGACTTCGAGCGGCAGGTTGTTGTCACGGGCGATGCGCGCCCGCTTGGCGATGCCGAGCAGCGCGATCTGCTCGACTTCGTTGACTCTCGTTTCGCTCACTCTTGCTCCTCTCGGGGTATCAGCGCCCGCAGGTTGGCGGGCATCGTAGGGTTCACACCGGGTAGGTCCCGCACCGGAGGCACTTGGTCCCGAGGCGCGCCGAAACAGGGTGCTCGCACGTCAACGGCGACACCATGCCTGTCCCAGCGTCGACAACACCGACAGCCGAGACGGGGAGGGAGAACGGCGAAATGACAACGTCGTCCTTGGCGCCGGGTATGTCAGCCGGGCTGCTCGAACCAAGCCCTTCCCCGCTCGAAGCTGAGACTGCCGCATCCCAGGCCTCCGACTGATGACCGATGGTCAGCAGATGGACGGTGGCCTCGACGGCGGCAATGACAAAGGTGTTGAGCGAGACTCCCTGTTGGCCTGCCAGGTCTTTGGCCTGAGCATGGAGTTCAACAGGGAAGCGCACCTGGAATGCTTGGAAGGTGTCCTCAGCGGTCTTGTTCATGTTGCACCTCTCTCTTGGCCATCGCTACGGCTTCGGCAGCGTTGCGCGCCGGGATAGGCAAGCCGTACTCCCGGCGCTCGGCCAGGACGGCTATCGCGCGCTCGATTTCGGTATCTTCGGTCATCGGTGCTCCCATCTGTGAAGCGCCTCAACGACGCAGAGCAGGATGACCAGGGCCACCAGGTAGGGCCACAGGAAGGACCAGAGCAGAAGAAGTTCCTGGTGACGGGTCATGCCGTCAGTGACGACGATCATGGCGCGGCTCCGAACATCCACTCGGGCTTGTGGTCCTCATGCTCATGGTCGAACGGTGGCCGACAGCGCGTGTGATTGCGGATGTCGGCTGGCGGGTCGCACATGAAGAACCCGATATCACCGAAGCATGGCGGCACGAAATGGGGCTTGTTGCCGTAGGTGCAGTTTGGATGGTCGCGCAGATGAGCAGCGACCGACAGCTCTGACATCGTTACGGGCGTGGAGCGAGAAAGGCCCCGACGGTTCGGACCGTGCTGGCGGCTCATGGTGTCACCGTCCTGACTGTCTCGCAGGGCCACGTCACGTTGCACTCCTCGCACCAATAGCGCGGTCCCGCGGGCGTTGACTGGAATGGCCCAGCGTATTGCTTTTTGTGCAAAGCCAGCACCCTGTCCCGTGCAGCCTCTAGTTCTGCAATCTCCGACTCCGCAACAGTCACCGTGGCTTCCAGTTCGTCTATGGCGGCGAGCAGGGCGATGCCGTATTCCAGCGCCCAACTTGCGAGCGCCCTGGCTGATTCCTCGTAGCCCTCCGTCAGTCCAGCAGTGAGCAGCTTGGCCCGCGCCTGCTCGATGTTGACGGCTGTTGGGGTCACAGGAACGACCCGCGAGATTCCCGTTATCGCATGACGCAACCGTTCGTTTTCGATCTGCTCACGGTCCACGGTGACCCCCACAATCCCAGGTTCCATCCTTGAGTTGATGACGAGGAGGCTTCGAGCACCTGGTCGCATAGCCTCCCTCCTTGAACGGTTGTGTCATCACGTACTGCTGACACCTCTCGGGCTTGACCCCACCTTCGAGACCAGTCCTGAGCAGGTCCAACGCTGGCATGTCTCTGAGGTCCATCACGCCTCCTTCATAATCCGGGCCACTCGCTCAGCCGCTCGTACTTCTCGGGCGTCGTATGCCCGTCCCAATCGCTCAGGGTGATTTCCAAGTGGTTGAACAGGGACATTTCCGAGTCGTGGATATGCCACGAGACTTGGCCGACGGGGGAGTGGATGCACACGATGTTGCGCCAGTCATCCTCCCACTCACCTAGATGCTTAGCGAGGTGCGAGGGCCACAACTTCGACAGCACGGCGACGATCTGGTCACGTTCGCGGTAAACGGCGGCCTTCTCGGCTTCCAGGTCGTCTATGGCGGCTAGCAGGGCGGGCAGGTGATTGACCAGATAGTCGGCCTCACCCGTTAGGCGACCTTGCTTGCGCAGGTCCTTCACGATGTCGACCGCCGCCTTGCACCCACATTCGCAGCCTCGCGAGTTGTATGAGTACACCTGCTCGAAGTCACGCTTCGCCTCAGCCATCGAGGGCGTCCAGGGCGGCCCACACTTTGCACATTGGGCACCTTCCGCAGTAACGGAATCGAGGTCGCCGGTTGCGCAACCGACGGCACGATCGAAAGCGTCACGGTACCTCTACCCAGACCCAGCGCTTCGGTGCTTTCGGTTCCGACGGCGGCAGGACCCCGCAGTCAGGGCAACGGTCGCGGAACTGCTCTGGTCTGCGCTTCTTAGCGATCCACACCCGTGAGCACTTCTGGCACCCGGCCATCAGCGATCCATTACTGAACTGGAGTTTGACAACTTCGCCAAAGAGTTCGCCACCTGCCAAACGCCCCCTCATCAGGGCAACCTGTGCAGCGAGTTCCTCGGGGAAGATCGGCCTGCGCTTCTTATGGTGCCAGGCTTGTCGACGCGCGTGTGCTCCTAGCTTCGGGTCGCCGAGGTTGTGATAGCAGATCATCCCTCGCCTAACCTCGAACTTCGGCAACGCGTCGCGGAGCGGGTGATCGGTCACGGGGTCACTCTACGACACCGACGATTGCCGGCATGTTCTCTTCCTTTCAGTTATGCGGTGCTGCCCGCCCCGACCCGTCTTTGCCGGGTGAAAACTTGCCCGAAGATTTCTTGTGATCGGGTAGCTCGTCTTTTACGAGCTTGAGGAATCGCTTGCAGGCGAGGCAGGTACCCCATCCACTTTCTTCCTTCTCGAACAGAAGGACTGGTCGAGCAGTTGAGCACCTATGAATTCGGTGTACGCCGGGGGGATTGCAGCTCTGGCTTCGGTTGTGTTCATCCAAGTGCAGCCCATCGCGTCGGCGTAGGCCCTCTCCTGTTTGTGCTCAAACGCTTTGAGTCCGTTGTGTTGGCACGCTGGGCGTAGGCCCATATCGAAGGTCCACGAAGTCTCGAATCCGCGGTGCCGGCGCACTTTAAGGTTGAACTGGGAGCCGCAGAGCACGACGCCCGTCAAAGGTGCCGCTTCAACGTTTTCGAGCACCCAGGGCAGTCCCACGGCCTTCAGGAGCTTGCGTACGGGGTCGATCAGGTCAGGGTGTTTGTCCCGGTCTCCACGCCAGGCGGTGGCGCTGCTGTAGTGCTGGCACGGTGGGCTGGCGTGAATGGCGTCGAAGCCTGCGAGCCAGTCAAGGTCGGCGAGCATTTCGAGCGCGTCGCCCTGGATGAACTCGTCACCGCAGTAGTGCGGCTGAGGAGCGATGTCGATGCCCACCACGTAGAAGCCTGCCTGCTGGTAGCCGCGCGTGGCCCCGCCGGCACCGCAGTAAGCGTCGAGCAGCCTCGGTTTCATTCCGGCCCTACAACGGCTCGGTAGGCAGCGAGGGCGTCCGCTAGCCGGTTCATCGCCCCGTAGAACGCCTCGTCTGTTCGGAGTGTGATTGCGACTGGCGCCGCCTCCACCACTTCCCTGGCAGCTCGTAGCTCGGCAACGAGGGCCGGGATGGCGGCCGCAGCCAGTTCTACCGCATCATTCCTGATGAGGTCGGCTAAGGGTGGAAGGTGGAGGCTTAATCGACGAAAGGCTAGCGTTGCCGTCTCGGCTCGTGCTTCGATGGCGTCTAGGTCAAGCATCGGGGCCTCCCAGCCTGCGCTTTTGCTGCTCTAGGTCGATGAGCATCCAGAGGCAGCACTCGGCGCCTCTGTCCTCCCCGACGGCTGCCTTGACTCGCTCAAGCACGTTGTCATCGGCGGGCAGGCCCATCGCCGTGAGTAGCGTCCATTCCTCAAGGTCAACGAACAACTCGATGTTCAACACTTCGGCCAGCTTTGCTCGCCAGTCGATGTCGCCCGCAGCACCTGCCTCGATGGCCGCTCGGACTTCGTCGTTCATTCGGTCGCCTCCTAGCATCAGTCGCCTACCTGAACGTAAACCGGCGAGAACCCTCCCGGCTCGGTGTCTTGCGGGTGGCTGTCCATTGAGTAGAAATCACCCGCTCGGTGGCCCTGCCAGCCCACTTGCCTGAATAGCGTCCGAGTCTCGACAACGAGGTCACCATCACTATTCCAGTGATTCGTCTTACGCCGTCGCTGCAAACTCACACGGCCAGGATTTTGCGCTGTCGTCATTCGGTCGCCTCCTCAAATCGCTCACATCGGCACTTACTCTTGAGCAGGCGGCAGGTGTGGCAGCGCGGAGGCTTGCCTCGACGGCCACGGTGTCCAGCGTGGCGGTCGTGCCACGGCTCATTCGGAGTGCGATGCCAGCTCATGGCGTCCTTTTCCGACTTGTCGTCCCGTCAAGGCACTGATTGATACGCCTGGCGAGCATCCGGGCATCCTGGCGAGACACGGTGAACGCTTCTTGGTCAATCTTGATAAGCAACGAGTTCGGGCTGTCGGTGCGGACGTAGCTTTTGCAGTCGAACCTCAAGGCCCAGATGACCGACGGGAGGTGCTTGCCCATCACGCCTCCCCTACAACGGCTCGGTAGGCAGCGAGGGCGGCGGCCTTGGCCTGATTAGCGCAATAGAACTGGATTTCGGCTTCGACGTACTGAGCGTGCCACTCGGCCCACCCATCTTCTAAGTCAGCGCAACTCCGTAGTCGTGGCAACTCAGCACGCCAGTGGTCTTCCTCTTGCGCCGCCTCCACCACTTCCCTGGCAGCACGTAGCTCGGCAACAAGGGCCGGGATGTCGATACGGGCGTGGG